AATATTGCTTATAGCGAAAATAGCTTTACCACTTTTTTGAACAATATCACAAGTTTTACTCAACCCCCCCCGTCACAGTTATAATACCATTACGAGAAATTCCTGCATTTTTATCAACAATGATATTAAAACTACCATTATTACTTCCAGCAGTAGGATTGATTTTAATCCAATCAGGTTTTGCCATAACTCAAATATTTAAATTTGGAAAGCAACAACGAAACGATCACAAGTAACCATACTTCTAATACGTTCCTTAGCAGCTTCATCAAAATCAACAATATTGAAATTAATCAACATATGGTTATCCGGATACATAGTCATAAGACGATCATTAATATCATAAACTAAGGTCTCATAAAACGGAATAACATCTAGTTGAGTATTCTTTTTAGTAGAATTAAAATCAATATCAGTAAACAATTTGCATAAAGTGTCAGCATGACCGATAAAATTTAAGGTAGTTTGCATATTAAATGTAACTACTTTACTAGCATCATTAACACGTCTACCTTCAAGCGATACAAACATACAATATTCAGATTCAGCAACATTGACTGTATTATTAAGTTCTTTCTCAACAACAGACGAATCAGACATTGTACAATATGCGATACCTTTAATCCCTATAGCATTAACTTGTATAGTAATCCATAGACCATATTCAGTACTATATCGACCAAACTCACCTATAACAAGTAATCTTGCGTCTTGATTAACGGCAATAGTTTTAGATAAACCTCCACCCGCAACAACAACAGAACCTTGCCTAGCATCACCCTCATTAGCTTGAGCAGTAACTTCTATAGACCCGTTACCATTACCCGAATTAGGTGAGGTATTTACCCAATTAGGTTTTGATATATACAAATAGTTTTAGTAGTATTTCTAAGACTATTTGCATAAGTCTTAGAAGATACTAATGATTAATAACACGTACACCTAACACTATCCAAGGTATATCAGGTTGTCCATCACCGTATATAGCAAGATTATTTAAAACTCCTATAGCAGCGTTATTTAAAGTTACAACTATTGCATTTTTAACAGCATCAACTTCAAATTCTATGGCATTTGTAAAGTTAGCTTCAACTTTAACTATTTTCTGATTACCAATATAAATAGTTGCAGTATCATTAACTAATACTCCTGTCTCTCTAATAGCATAAATAACTTGCGGTTCATTTCCGATTTGATAACCAACAAACAGAGGGAACGTTCATTCTCCACTAGAACCTGTAGTACCTTCGGCATTAACTATAGACATAGGATCAGGATTTCCGGGATTTTGTGTTATATCAAAACTTTTAGAAATCCCCCCACTCTTAACAGCTATAGCAGTACTACGAAGTTTCATTTGTGGATTCCTAAGAGCAGTAATATCAATTGAACCATTGTTACTACCACTGGTAGGACTATAATCAACAAAATCTTTCGTAGCCATATTTAATTAGATATTTGTTTATACGACAAAAGATCTAATAGGTACCTTAGCACCTATCAGATCCATAATCAAATCAACAGACGACTTACGAAATAGTCCAAGCGGTATTCGTAGTAATCGTTATCTGTTTAGTTTCTCCCGCAGCAGCGAAAGTCAATGCAGTCGGAGATACAGTCAAAGTAGCATCACCGGCAGCTTGAGTTACAGTATATTTCTGACCATTTACGGTAATATTACCGGTACGAGTGTTAACCGTCGGGTTAGCAGCAGCGGTAAACGTAATTTCGAAAGCGTAAACATCATCTGCTCCCGGATCACCTTCAATCTCAGCACCAGAATTGTATTCTTTTTTATTTACAATCAATTTACCGGCAGTCAACCATTTAGAAGCGTCAGAATCAACAGCAAACGTAATAGCAGCTAAGTTGGAGTTACCAATGAACTTCTTAGCTTCACCATCTTTAACGAAAGCTAATGATTGAGTAGTAACGTCCCAAATCGTAGAACCTTCCTGCTGCAACGTAACGTCTTCAGTCAAATCTTCAACAGCAACAGTAATCAAACCTGAACGTCCGTTACGACCTTTATAAACCGGAGCAGTAACATCTACTTGAGAATTACCAGTTCCCTCAACAGCACTCAAAGTGATCCAACTCGGTTTAGCTTTCAAAGCATATCCGGCGCGTATAACAGGTGCACCAACTCCATCAACCAAACCCCCAATTTCAACAGCAGTTGCTCTTTCATTCAAAGCAGAATCTTTAATCATAACAGTAATAATTTAATTATTTGTAAAAAAGTTTGAAGTTCCGCACGCCCCACAAGCTATTCCCCTACTGGGGTCTGCAAAGCGTAGCGGAACATTTAAAAGTTTAAGAAACAGTCCAATTAACATTAGAAGTTACTTTGACAGTTTGTGTACCACCAGCAGCTTCAAACGTTAGACTAGTTTTATCAAGATTCAAATAAGGATCTTGTTCAAACGTTGCAGTGTAAGTAGCATTTCCAGTAACAGTAACAGTTCTGCTAGCATTCGTATTACCATCACTCCATTTAACAAAGTGATAACCGGCAGACGGTGTAGCCTTTAATGTAGCAGTTGCACCATAATTGTAAGTACCACTTCCACTAACAGTACCACCTGCACCCGCAGTTACAGTCAGTATATAACTGTTAATTTGCCATACAGCATAGTAAGTAACATTATCAGTAACTTTAGTAGATGTACTTACATTAACAGAACCACTAGCTGACGTAGACCATCCCTTAAAAGTATATCCAGTTCTTGTAGCAGTAGGAAGAGTTCCTAAAGCATCATTGTAATGGAATGAACTACTAGACTCGCTAGGAGTACCACCATTACCATTCCAAGTAACTGTATAATTCTTATAAGTTGCAGTCCATCTAGCGTACCAAGTCTTATTAGAAGTAACCTTAGTTGTCGTAGTTAATTTAGTACCACCAGTAGCGGCAGCAGTATCGAACCAACCTGCGAACGCATACGTATAAGTATTATCCGCAGCTCTTGAACAAGTAGGTAACGTTCCAATAGCTTCATTATAAGCTTTAGTTATAGATGAAGAAGAAGGAGTACTACCACCATTAGCGTTAAATGTAAAGGTGTACCTATTAACAGCTCTGGTCACATAAGCATAATAAGTAGCAGCACCTGTTACACTCGGTGTTTCTAAAGTTAATGAAGAACCAACCTTAGTTCCACCACCGTTAGCAGCAGTATACCAGCCTTGAAAAGTATAAGTGTACTGAGCATCATTTGAAGGCATAGTCAAAGTACAAGAGCCTTTCGACCCATAAGCAACAGATTGACTAGTTCTATTCAAAGACCCGTATGTTGTTTGATAATTTATTGTATAACTCCGTTTAGTTGCAGTCCAATGTGCATATATTGTAGTATTACTTGCACCCATTGTCGTATTAGCAGTAACTTGCGTTCCACCAGTAGCAGCAGTATACCAACCAGCAAATGTGTAACTGTATTGTGCAGTAGAAGCTCTAGTAGGCGTCGGCAAAGTACCATAAGCACTTCCATATTGAACGCTCTTAGAAGCAGGACTTACTGCATTACCACCATTAACATTGTAAGTTAAAGTATAACTATTAATAGACCATTGAGCATAATAGGTAACAGTACCAGTTATCTTAGTAGTAGATGAAATCTTCGTACCACCACTAGATGCCGTGTACCAACCAAGGAATGTATAACCTGTTCTAGAACAAGTCGGAAGAGTACCTAATTCTGAACCATACGTTTTAGTAATAGTTGATGGACTAGGAGTGTCACCACCGTTACCATTGAATGTTGCAGTGTAACTTCTAAGAGTAGCAGTCCACTGAGCATAATAAGTAACGTTTCCTGTTACAGTAGTAGATGCAGATATTTGAGTACCACCCGTTGTAGCTGTAAACCAACCCTTAAATGTATAAGTGTATTGAGCATTAGCAGCTCTTGTCGGAGTAGGTAATGTGCCTAAAGTAGAACCATGAGTCTTAGTAGTTGACGTAGGATCTACAGTTCCACCATTAGGATTCCAAGTTACAGTATATGACTTAAGAACAAATACCGGAGTAATATGAGTATTGGCAGTAATGTTAGAAACTGTCAGAGGATTAGTAGTAGAACCATTAGACCACTTACTAAAATTATAGCCAGTACTTGGAGTAGCTGTCCAAATAGCAGAACCACCGTATTCTACACTAGACTTATTAACGCTCGCTGTACCACCAGTTGAATTAGCAGTAGTAGTTGTGAAAGTCTTAATTGTAAACTTAGCAGTTAAGCTGATATTGGCAGTAACAGCAAATGTATATGAAGTATTGCTAGATACTTTAGTTGTTCCGTTGTACCAACCAGCAAAATTATAAGCAGCCTTAGGAGTTGCAACTACAGTAGCATTAGCACCGTATTCTACAGTTTGACCTGCAGGACTTACAGTACCTTTGTTTGTATCCTCAGAAGTTGCATTAACAGTGTAGCTCTTAATCTTATATTTAGCAACAAGAGTTCTATTAGCAGTTAAAGTAACAGCGAAAGAAAGGCTTGTAGAAACAAGATTAGAACCTTCATACCAACCAACAAAATCATACCCAGTAGGAGCGGCTTTAGCAGTCAATGTGACTTGTGTATCACGATAATAAGTTCCTTCTTTAACTCCACCTGTAGCGGATGAACCAATAGAACAATCACCAACATTTGTAATAGTAGTTCCTGAACTATTAGTAGTTAAAGCTGAAATCTTAATAGTAAACTTATCAGCTTCTACTTGAGTACAATTAATAGTTTTCGTAATACCGCTGACTGAAACAGTAACAATAGTTGTTCTGCTCGCACCGGCATTCTTACTCGCAGTTAAACCAACCGTTTTATTACCCGTACCACTCTTAGCGGCAGGGGTAAGCCAAGAAGCAATAGCCATCTTAGTACCCCCCCCTAATTATGAAACCGTCCATTCGACGTTAGAAGTAACATTAACAGTTTGAGTTCCACCAGCAGCCTCGAAAGTAAGAGAAGTCTTATCTAATTCGAGATATGGATCTTGAGTAAACTTAGCAATGTAAGTCTTATCCGCGTCAATAGTAACACTTAGAGTTACATCGTCAGAAACTTTAACTCCATCTTTCCACCAACCGCCAAAGCTATAACCCTCAGCAGCTGTAGCATGAATAGTAGCAACAGTACCATCCTCAAATTCAGCAGTTTCAACTCCCAAATTAGATTCTTTATTGATACCAACACCACCTTGAGCTACACCTTCATCTTCGGTTTTAACTGTAAGTGTATAATGTGTGGGTTCAGGAATAAGATCACATTCAATAGTAACCTTAATGTTTTTCTCAACCACAAAGCTATACTGATTGTTACTGTTAAGAGTGATTTTAACACCATCAACAAGCACTTTATTCAAAGTATAACCCGGACTTACATTAACTTTAATCGTACAAGTATCACCATCATTATAAGTACCAGCACCTTCCATTGTAGCACTTCCATTAGGAATAGCTTCATAGGTAACTTGGAATTTATTAGGAGCATCAACTTCAAAACAAGCTTCAATAGATTTAGAGTCATTCATGACAATATCACGTGAAGTAGTTGAGGGCGCACTCGAATCAGTCCATTCCTTAAAATGATAGCCGCTATCTGCTAATGCTTCTACAGAAACGGTAGTTCCGTCAACAATATTAGAGTAAGTCTTTGTGCCACTATAATAGTCGCTCCAACGTCCATTGATCTTTGCACGACATTTACCACCCGTTCCAGCAGTAAGAGTTAGCGTTCGCATGATTACTTGGTCGAACGTAGCAATATGCGTTGCATTCGTTCCGGTTTTAGCAGTGAATGTTGCAGGATTATCTGAAACCTTTGCACCACTTGTATTCCACTCTCTGAACTTGTAATTGCCAACCGCACGAGCTTCAACTGAATAAATCGAACCTACAGTAGTTTTAAACGTGTGTTCAGAAGTAGACCAACTAGACCAAGAACTATCACCTATACGATAACGAGTTTCATTAGTTCCGTCAGAACCTACCGTAATAGTAACTTCTTCCGGTGGAATCTCTACGAACGTACAAGAGAAATCTACATTCTTAGTGATAACCTTTGAATAAGGATTAGAGTTAGAAGTAGTTCCACCAATATTCCATTGTTCAAAAGAATAACCGCTATCAGGAACACCTAATACCTCAATTGTCTCACCGTCAGTAACACTAATGTTAGAATGCGAAGATGCAGCTTCTGAATATTCACCAGAGCCAATCTTATATTTACATTTACCATTAGAACCAGCAGTGATATTAACAATATGAGTTTCAGGTGGAATGTAAGTTTCCTTGAAATAAGCAGTATAAATTTTGCGATGCAGACCTTCTTCAACAATGATATTATTTTCATTATTAGGAAGATTAGCACCAGTAGGCGTTACCCACTTTTCAAATTCATAACCGTTGTTAGCTTTACCAGCGATAGTGACAATAGTCTTTTCCGGAGCAGTGACTTCGTGTCTTTCTGCCCATTGAGACCAAGCATCATTAATATCTTTATATCGAACTAAACCATTCGCATCTGCCACGATACTAAACGTGAAATAACGAATAGCTTCTTTAAAGTTTACCGTAATCGTAAGATCTCGTGTAACAACGATGCTATATGTACCATTACCATTATCTACAAGATTACCACCAGAAGCAGTAACTGTATCAACAGCCCAACCCTCAACCGGACTAGGAACAATTATTGCAGTTTGACCGGACTTATAAGTACCGCCACCGCTAACTGAACCTTTATCAGCAGGATTAGTTATAATAGTTACATTGTACTCCTCAATAACAGGAGTATCAAGCTCGAAGTGTGCAGTATAAGTTTCATCTTTCTCAACAACAAGATCATATTGAAGATTAGTAGAAACAATACGATTTAAACTATCAGTCCAATGAGTAAAATGATACCCTTGAATTGCCGCAGCTGTTATAGAATGCCTTGTACCTTTTGGGAATATTCCGGCACCAACTACATATCCTGCATTAGCCGGATCAGCATTGACATTAATATAGAATTGTTCAATAGGAGCTTCATCCTTTTCAAATACGCCTATCAAATCCATATCTTTCTTAATAGTAAAAGACCAATTAGGACTGATAGACATAATCTCATTAGTATGAAACTCTTTCCAACCTTTAAAGTGATAACCTTGAACAGGTTTAGCATAAAGTTCAACACGACTACCAGCTTCAAATTGGAAACGGAAGCCATCTGAATTTTCATCAGGAACAATAGCAGAACCACTACATCCAACAATACCACCCTCTTCAGGAGAAGGAACTAAAGTAACTCTATAGTAATCACGTTCAATATGACCAGACTGCATAAAATCTTGAAGATCTTTGATGTAAGTCCAAGCACGAATATATGTATCTTGACAACCACAAGTATTATTTCTAATACCACGACTAGGATGCACATAATTAGCTTTAAGACCAATGCAAACAAGAGTGTCATCAGTCAAAGACTCACTACCAACAATCAACTCTCTATCAATAGCAATAATATTACCATCAGTAGTTAGATTAATTTCGCAACCTTTTTCATCATACATATAGTAACAACCATCAGTACGATGATAGAAGAATCGAACGTTATGCTCACGCTTAGGAAATGTACCAAGAGGAAGAACTTGTTTTAACTTGACAATTTTAATATTACATTCCATAGCATTAAGTTTAAACAAATATAACTACGCAGAATCGTTAAGCACTGCGTAGTTTTCCAAGCAACTTTAGTCAGTTGCAGTATTCAGAGAAATGGCATTATCGCCGGAACCTTTAGCTAAAGTCTTAATAGCTTCGAGTTTATTTACAACAGCATCAATCACAGCTTCCGTACCAACAATAATTTGGAATTTGCGAGGACTATTGTTATCAGCGGCAATCTCAGGGAATTGATTAAACTCAGCCGTAGAAATAACAAGATAAGCGACTTTACTAAAGCCAACTTTCGGGTCACCAATACCCCAAGCTTTCTGCCACTCATCATGAGGATTCCAACCCATGTTAATCAGAGAATAACGAAGGTCTTCATCACTAAGAGCAACATCAGCCAAGAAACCGGATAACTTCGTATGTTTAACGGTAATAGTACCATTGGCTTTTTGATCGGCAAGAATACCGAATACGTTCATCGTCAATTTAGTAGGCTTTTTAGCAACAACGGTTATCTGAACAGCACTATCAGCTTTCTCGATAGTAATATCAAATAACTCTTTGTTATAAGCAGTAAGACTAAGGTTCTTCTTAATCTTCTCTACCAACCGATCAACGGTATCAGTAGCATGAATCCGAACAGGTATTTGAACAATCTGAGGATTAGGATTAACCGTCAGACCATGGCGATACTCCTCAGAAGAACAAATTTCAATAGCACCACAGAACTCAGCATCTGCATTATATACAATACCTTCAGCAGGCTTAAGTGCCGGATTCGTAAGACCTTTAAGAATAATAGTTTCTTTCTGATCTGTTTCCGTATATTTACGAACGTTATAAGTGAAGTTAAAAGGATTAATATCCACTCCACGTTGATTCATAAATCCACCGTCCTTAGTAGGAATTGCAGACATAATTACAAACGGCTCAGGTCTACCAGTAGTAGGCAAAGCAGTACCATAAGCAGTACAAATGCCGAGTTGACCGTTAGATAACTTAGTATCAACAGTAACATTATCGACAAATGTTTTTCCGTAACTTACAATTCTCATAGTAACGTTTTATTTTAAAGAATTACTTTCATTTATAGCAATTTGATAACCTTCATCTTTAAGTTTACCAAGAAGCTTCTGTGTAGCAAGGTTAATAATTTCGGTTTTAAACGGAAGTTCAGTAGCAGTATCAGTTACAATATCAAACCTAGTAGGTTGTCTAAGATATGTAATAGCAACATCAGTAATCACGAATGTATCATCCATATCTACTAAAACCCTATTGCTTTCTATTGTACATATAGGATGAATGTGTCTATTAAGACGATTGTGATACGTTTGAAGCATATCCCTACGCTGAACATCAGAAACCAAATCCATACCCGCAGGTTTGCTCTCTCGCACCTTTGTAATCACTCCGTCAGAAGTGATAACCTCGTATAAGCCCGAATAATGCTCGTAGTTAAATTGTACTAACTTAATAGTATATTTATCTCCAACTACAATTAGCTGTGGCGTATCGAAGTAAAACACTAGTGATTCGGGGTAATACTCGTTATTGTAACGTTCATAAGTCACATTGTAACCTTTTCGCAGTAATATGGAGAGCATATAGTTGATATATTCAAATAGACCCTCTTTACGATAGATCTTAGCAGGATAATGAAACGTAACGGTATCATTACCGATTTGAATAACGAAATCTTCTATATAATCGGGAATAGTTTTAAATAGCTCACTGATATTAACAACGTAAATCCTAGTAGTAACAGATTCAGTTGCTCGATAACGTTTAAACTTATCATATATAACACTTGCATCATAAGAGACACCATGTAGGTAATTCGCAGGTAAAAAAGCGAAGCCTCTATTACCCTCATTTGCGAGAAGGTAAAGAGGACTTCTATATGTAGTCTTTAGCACCTGCAAATCATCGTAATAACGACCAGTCTCTTCAAAGGCTTTAATCTTTTGCGTAAGCAGTACGTCAATAGCTTCATTAAGAGCAATATCAATATACTGCGGACGAATAGATTCTTGCCTATTAGCATTAATCTGCTGAATCTTATCGTTTACAGCAATATGTGCTTCTTTACAACTACTATACATACTGACACTATTTTGTTAGTTTATAACCGAAGCCTTATAAGCAGTGAAAAGTTGTGCTTTATATTCAACATTTTCGGGAGCAGCTAAGAAAGCCATAACACCCTCAATGGAAGAACCAAGAACTACTTCCGGACGCACAGTGTCAAAGTAATTATCACCGTCTTTCGTAATGACTTGAGCGGCGAGTAACTTATAGACTTGCGCCATTGCTTCTACATTCTTGTTATCAAACAGAGAAATAAACGCATCTGCATTCGTTTGAGAAAGTTCAGCTACAGCCGTCTGCAAATCTCCATGTTCCATTTTAATAATCTGTAGAGTATCAGCAGGAGCATTACAGATAAGCATATTTCTAATACGTTTATAAGAAGACTCATCACCTGTGAACAACTGAGCCAACTTAGTAGCAGTATTAACAACAGCTTTAGTCTTAGCATCTTTCATACGCTTAACATCTTCGATGCTATGTAAGTAAAACCGAATATTAGTAGATTTCTCAACATCTTCCGGTTTATTAGCAACAGTAGAAGTAAGTAGAGCAAGACGCCAAAGAATATAATCTTGCGGCTTAATAGGAGTCATGTACATATACAGATTCTCTTCATGAACCGCAGTACCTTCACCAAATAGCATAGCATCAAAGATAGCTTTCTCTAATTTATTCGGAGCAACCTCAGTATTAATACTGTTCTTTTTAGCCCAATCAAGAATAGCATCACGTTTAACAGGATCGTTAAGAGAAAACTCCCAACCAGTTTCAAGCTCATAACCTTGAGCAGGAACTTCAACGGTTGAATTTTTAAGATGCTTCAAAACGAGATCTTGAAAGTTTACATTGCGGCTATCAGCAGAAGCTCCAATGATCGTAGGAAGTATAGAAGCCATTTCAGCAGTTTTACTAGATAGAGTAAGAACCGCTTTAATGCTCGGACCGAAAATAGTATTGAAAGCACCAATACTTTTCTGATTCACGACTTGAAACATAGTCGGATTCAGCTTTAACGCTAAGGTTATTTTGCGTGAGTATATCATATAGTTTATACTTTAGTAAGTTTATACTTTACAATAATCGTAATGTACGCTTATTCAAAAATCATTTCAGCCCAGAAAGAAGTAGTACCATTAAGCATATTGATACCTTGTGAAGACATAACCTCATAAGTAGCAATATCCTCTCTAGTAGATAACATCTTACTATAAGCACCCCACTCTTTAGGTAGCGGAGTAATACCTTGATAAACACCGTACAAATATTCACGACCCTCTTCACAAACCAACTGAATATTTGCTTCACCACTCGTGTTATCAATAGAGTGATCCAAGAACACCATCGTATAAGAGGTAACAGGGAAGCCACCATACATACGACCATTCTTACAATCCATTTCGGCACGAGAACCGGTATCAAACAAATCTACAACCTTAACAGAAACGGTAGCTCCGGAATAGTGCTTATACTGATTGAAGTATGCACCATAAGAAAGGATACCACCACGACTTTGAATCTCCTCAGAACCTAACTTATCAAAGTAACCATTTCCGATAGCTTCATTCTTAATACACTGTTGGAACATTTTAGAACCACCTTTACCGGTATAAAGAACGATATTTTTGTTACTCAAATCAATATCGTTACGAACTTCAAAGATACGAGAAAGAATCATATCAATAAGCTCGATAGTCATGAATGAGTATTCGAAGTAGTTACCGAATGCGATAAGAATATCACGAACACCAGCACCACGAGGAATAGGTTTATTTGAATGTTTTTCTTGATTGTGAATAACACCGTTAATATCACGGTTGTAAGCAGAGAACCACAAATCCTCTTCTAACAAACGTCTACGCATGAACTCGAACTGACGCATTTCATAAGGCATCCAAAGAGTACCTTTAGAACCATCATCATAATCAAGTTCAAACTCGGTTACAATATTAGCAATGTTACCGGTAATAATTTTGGAGAATCTATGGAAACCAAATTGGTTAGTCATTTCACTCCAAGATTCAGCAGTAGAACGAGAACCAGTAGATAATTCACCGGCAATCGTAGGAGCACCCATACCCCAATATTTACCTCTCTCAAAATTGCTGAGATCAATAAACTCATCAGGATTACCACCAAGGATAATCATTTCATAGATATATCCACCGGAAGCAGTCTGCTCACCATCGGTCTGCATACGAACCATGTGCTTTCCGTCAGGAGTAATAGCAGAATACTGATAAGGAATCCAGTTATCTTGGAACTCCGCTTTGAAAGACATAAACCCTTTACCGGGAGTTTGAGTAGGCGTAATCAAACGCACAATCGGGGAAGTGACAGTAGGTTTCCCCATAATCTTCCACTTATACTGAGTATCACCAGCATTAATAGGTTTCTTACGAGAGATATTCCCTTGACCTTCTGTAAGAGAAAGAAGAGGGAATTGATTACTGTTCCTACCCCAAAGATAAGTAAGAGACTTATTCAAATCGACAGCACCAAGAACATTAAAGTTCAATAGCATATCGGCATCAGAGTAAACCTCTTTGGAATACTGTTTTTTTCCAATTTCTCTAAGCATAGTTACGATAATTATTTATTTGAATCAATAATACCACCCGGAACAATAGGACGTCTATTAGGATTAACTTTAGTACCGCCACCTTGAGTGGATGCCTTAACTTTAGGTTTACCACTAGAAGTAATGTTCAAACGACGAACAGCTTCTTGTCGTATAGATGCAGCAGCTAACTGACTAATATCAGCACCTAACAAGTTACGAAGTGCTACCATAGCGAACGTTTCATTATCAGCAAGCATATCAAAAACATCTTTCTGAGCTTGCGTATAGAAATTACCATTAACTTCAACAACAGGAGCTGTTAAATACTTGACAATATCTTTACGAGAAAGAATTTGCTCTTTACCATTAACAGTTCTTTTAACGCCTGCTGTTGGAATTGCAAGACCTCCGATAATACCTTTATTAACGATCTTATCGTATAAAGAATCAGGAATGTTAAGCACTTTAGCTTTACCATTCTCATCATAGGTAATACCGTAGGCTTTATCAAGAGCCTCTTGAGCAGCTTGATATTCGGCTTCTTGCCTAGCATTTGCGGCTTCAATCTCACGTCTCTGAGCATTAGCAAGATAATCAAGACTTTCTTTAGCAGTTTCAGCTAATACTTTATCAGCTTTAGAAAAACGAATAATACGTTCGATTTGAGCATCAGAAGTACCTTTGCGTTTTTCAGCAGAACGAATAACAGCTTCTAACTGATCATCTGATTTATCTTCAAGGGTCATTGTAGTCCAATCAACATGATTAGCAAAACCCTCAAGAGAACCATACGTTTGTTTGTAAAGAACAGCTTGATAAATATCCGGATTAGTACGGAAGAAATTGTTGATAGCTTCACTTTCAGCTTGACGTTTAGCAAGCTCTGCAATATCAGCATCACGTTGAGCAAGACCTTCAACGGTCATTTCATATTGCTTAGGAGTACCATCAGCATTTACCGGAGTTAACCCCGAAATAGCAGAAATAGCAGAAACATCTATAGTTTCTTCTTGAGTTTCAGCAGCAGCAAACTCATCTAACTGAGCTTTAGTATAAACAATCTCTCCATCTTTAACGGCATTACCGTCAGCATCAAGATCATACTCAACATCACCGTCATCAGTAGTAAGAATAATCTTAGTAGGAGTTTCAGTTTTAGTTTCAGTTTTTTGAGTAGCAATTTTAGCAGCTTCTTCTTCAGCTTTACGTTTAGCTTCTTCCTCTTCTGCTTTCTTACGTTCTTCTTCTGCTTTAACAGCTTCTTCTGTTTCTTTAGTAGCTTTAGTAGCTTGTTCAGCAGCTATCTCTTCCTCAGTTTTAGTAGCATTACTATCAGCAATACCACCGGGAACAATAGGATTTGGCATAATGTTTTATCTTTTATAAATTAAGTTATAACAGTGACAAATGTAATAATAATATATGTATTAAAAATGGCATTAGAAATATTATTAGAAACAGCATTAGTACCGCCTATCACACGGCTCTCTGAAATTCCAATTAATTTATGCCATTTTAAGGCTTAAATGAAGACCTCTGACGAATCCAAATTCCAATCGATATAGTTGTTCAATTCAACAAAAATAAGAGCCTACATTAAGACTTCCGTGGCTTATTGGCGTTAATACGATTCATGCGCTTTTGTTCCTCAAACTTGGCACGTTCCAGATTAGCTCTATCAATATCTAAGTTTAACTTAGTCATTTTAAGATAATCGTCAAGAGTACCACTATTAGATTCATCTTCACTAATGTAATCATTACCGTTCTTATCTACTTGAAGCTTAGTATCAGTAATAATAATATTAGTAAGATTAGTATCAGCAGCAATAGCTTCTTTAGAATCGCGATCAAGTTGAGCTTGTTCAGCTTCAAATTTACGTTGAGCTTCCGCATTAGCAGCACGAGTTTGTTCAATTTCAGCATCCCACTTCTTCTGAATCTCTTCTTTTTGAAGTTCAAATTGACGTTGAGCTTCGGCAGCTTCTTTAATATATTTGCGTAAAGAAGCAACGTTATGATTACAAACAGCCTCAGCAGCTACATCGTAATTTCCATTTTGAGCAGCACCAAAAGCAATCTCTTCAAGCTTACGTACTTGTTCATTGAGTTCAGCAGAATTACCAACAAAGATACCTAAATTAGAATTAACAAAGTCAGTACCATTTACACGAACTTGAACAATCTCATTGGTATTTGGATCTACATAAGAACCTTCATAGCCATCAATCCAAGCAATCTTAGCAGCATCAAGATTAGCCATCATATCACGAGAGCGGAAGCAATCAAAGATTTTAAGTGACCACACAGACCCCATTAGAGCCTGATTAAGTCCCATTTCAGTGACAGCTTTACCGGCACGAGCTTGAATATCTCCTGCACGTTGATCGTTCATATTAGCAAGTTCATACGCTTCTTGCTTAATAGATTGCTTAATCTGATTAATAGTCGTAAGATAATTAATCATTGTAGTATTAGCAATCTCTTTAATAGCTTGAAGTGATGCTTGCTGTTTAGCTATTTCACTATCATCAAATACAAGAGTACCATCTCGATTAGCTGCATCAAGACGCTCTTCCATAGTCATATCTTTAGTATCAGCTAAGAAACTTTCAGGTATCAATAGCCATGACCGGAATTTACTAATAGTACGTTCCTCAACTAAAGTATAAAGACGATAAAGAGCAAGATAAGGCAATAAGCGATAAGGAATAGGTTTAGGATTATTAAGAAGCATCAAACAACTTAAACCATTATAAGGTAACTTACAATGATTAAGATTATTCACTTCTTCACGTTGAACAATGATAGGTTGAGCTTTAGTATATACACCCCAATCTTTATCACCAAAACGATAAGCTTCCCAACATTGAAGAACCCATGTATATTCAATATCAATATCACCAAGAGTAGTATCTAAGACATAATCTTCATCAACAATCTTTTGCTCAATCTCACCATAAGCATTAGTGTAAGTAAGAATACCACGCTTCATAGGAACCTTAAAAACACAATGACGAGCTTTGAGGACCCCGGTAGAGGGCAAGGAGTGGTACAGAGCAGCATTCTGCGCATCAATCGTAGAATTAAAAGCAATCTCACGAGAACGAAGCATAACAGGAGTAACTGTATATTCACCCGTACTTTCATGATTATGAATTATATCTTTAATGTAAGCAATATCTCTTTTAGAAAGAACTTCTTGATATTCACCAATTATATCATTGATGTTAATATCAAACTCTCGCATCCCATAATCATCATCTTCAACAAAAAGATTACCACTATCAATTCGATAATACTCAAGAGGAGAAATAATTTCAAAGATAACATCATTGTATCTTACATCACGATAAGAATAAACACTTTCAGTGCAGAACCAATAATAGAAAGCTTGAATATATTTCTCATTAGCTTTAATAAGGGAATTAAGAAGATCAAGAGTTTTCTGACCACGATCAGCTTCTTCATCAATCCAATCCTTAGCAGCTTGTTTCATAAAGTCTTCAGCAGATGGAAGATCTTTAGAAGGCTCACCGGTTTGAACACCGTTAGCATTCATGATGTTTATAAATTGCTGACGAAGAAGACCATCAAGAGCAACACGAAGATCAGCATTGCGTCTAGTGACAACATCAATATCAGCATTATAAACTTGGTAGTTATTATAGGTGTTAATGAACTCTCCTATATATTTCTCTTTAATAGGAGTAATAAAATCAACATCTCTAATCTTACCAGGCAAATCTTCTTTTCTACCATTAACGGAGTTGTAGGTCGCCATTACATACTTGTAAGTAGATTCATCTACAATTCCATTTGCAGCGTCAAGAAAGGCTTTAATATCTGCTTTATCATTATTAGAATGAGCAGTAGCAATAACCCAATCACACATAGCCTTAGTCCAAACAGCTCCACGCTTAGTAGCTTCCGAAGCAAAAACATCAGGCTTTTCTAAAGAATTAGGAATCTTAGAAGCATCCATTTAACGACGATTTAAACGATTTGCAATACGTCTGTCATTATTCTCTGTATTACCTTCAACAAGACGCTTAGTATTTAAAGAGTCTGCAAGAAAGACATACATAGCAACAATAGCAGCACTAATATGGTCGAAGTTACCCTCAGCAGTAAATCTCTGACACTCTAGAAGCAATCGAACACTACTAATAGACTTAAGTCTACGAATAGGTTTACCATCAGCAGTATATGAAAGAGGTTCATAAATAAACTCCTTTAGCATACGAAGACCATTATATTTCTTATCACCATCACCAATTACAATGCCATAATCATTATTGTTAGGATTAGTCAATTTACGAGTATTGGCATTGGTTGGGTCAAGCATTAAGTAACGTCTAAGTTTATATTTAATGAAGTTAGAAACAGTCTCACCAGTACCAGCTTCCGGACAACATTCAGCATTATACATAAGACACATACCCATAGTGACTATATCATTTTGCTCCATTGTGTCCAAACGTCCTATATATTCACATACAAGCAGTTTTTGATTTGGATATGGGGTAATAGTATTACTACGCATCCACACTTGTGCAGAATAAAGAGAATGTTTATCTGTTACGTCTTTTTGAGCCTTATCTACCTTATACGCATCCACACTAACAAAATATAAATCTTTAGGCACTTCACCATTTACTAAGAACGGACGATAATACATTCTAACGCAACCATGAGTATCATCACGAGAACCATGCGGAACTTGATTAACAAACTCATGGAATCTACCTTTACCAAATATATCACGTTTAATACATTCAGCTTTCGGTATAAATTCAGCTTTATTAGAATTACCTAAATCATTAACGACAATCCAACCATCTTGAAAGAATCTAGTAGCATTGTCATTGATTAAATCTGAAACGTGTAGATTAAGTTCAGGAGAAGCGAACATATTCTCTGTTGTATTAATGAACGCTTCGGCAGGAGTATTAGCACGCTGTGCTTTATAAATTATATGAGTTTCACTATCATTATTATGAAAGTGATTCTCTTTATCTTGTTTATCCCAAGCATAAGCAGTGAATATAATCGAATTACCACGTTCAACATAAGGTTCACAATCCCATACTTGTGGAAAGAAGAAACCACATACTTCATGACGTTTATTAATATCCCAAACGTTTTCCATGCAAAGCATCTTATTCATTTTGGGATTATAAAAGGCTTTACTAAATGCAGCCCAGTTAGCACCTTTAGTACCACCCGTACCATAAACACGTATAGTACCTACAGATATAGCCCCAGATTCAGTATTAGATAAAGTAACATCAAGGGCTTTTTGGAGGTTAGGGCAATTGTGAAAAATAGTAAAATCTTCAAGAAGACATAAATGATCACCATCTAACTCAAATCCATAATATTCACCAACACCTACAGGTTCAACATCGAATCTACATTCAAGAGGATTCTTCAACATAATTGAATACTCTTTACATTGTTTACGTTTAACTCTAGTAGGTATTTCCCAACAACGACTAAGAATTAAAACTCTATAATAAACAGTATCTGATACAATTTTTTCACTAAGTGTAACTTTAAATCCACAACTTCTAGCTAAATAAACTATAGATTCAGCTAATTCTTTTCGTTTTTGTATTATTTCAAAATTACCTTTACGTGTATCTAAATGTCCATCTGTATCAATAATACCCGCTAAAAGTTCCAATCTAGAATTTCTATCAGTATAAAGATAATCTTTAGGAATATGTTTATTATTTAATAAATTATATTTTTCAAGTTCATCTTTAAACCAATTTGAATCTCCAGTATGAAGTCTACTAAGAGATAATCTAAAACATGCATAACTACCCGAAGCATAATTAGAACTAAATTTTAAATTATGTTCTTTAGCAAAATGAAGCAAAGCATCAATAACTTCAATATCAGGATTAGCAACACGTGTACAAGTACTATCTCCATCACCCAACCATACACCTAAAACATAAGGATTTATAGATACATCTTTATGATTAAAGTCAATACCATTAACTTTTTCAAGAGAATAATATTCTCTCCATCTAGGATGTAACCCTAGGGTCTTAATATAATCAGGTGCAGTTATAAGTCTATTTTCATTAAAATTACCATAAGATTTACGATATCTAACAAAAATAGGATGCTTACTATTAACTGTATGTTCTATACCATTATCAGGAATAATTTTGAATAAATTATCTATACCTTTTGTTGTTCCAATAATAGTTCTAGGTTTACTATCTGGACCCATCAAAATATCACCAACAACTAAATCCTCAACATTTTTGATAGTACCATCAAACATTATAAACCTAGTTCCTTTCGCCACACATTTTCCAGCTTCCTCAAAGTCAATCTCAATAGCTTTTTTACCAACAGCAGCACTTTCATTTTTTCCGATAGCAACTGAATATAAATTAGATAACCATCCGAAGTTTTTTAAACCTTTGCTGGATACTCTATAACCCAATAAGATGTCATCAATGGACTCGGATATGAATCCACGTTTCCAAAACGTATGTTCCTCAAAATGGTCAAGACATTTCTTAGCCATAAATGTAGTAGCACCTTTATCTGTAAGATAAGCTAATTGGTCAGCAGCAAGAGTCACTGTAACATTTGGAAATAAATTAATTGTATTTGCAGCTTGACTACCACGTTTATATGAGAAACCTTTACGACGAGCTTTAGCCTTAGTAAGATGAAACTTATTATTAGCTATAAATTCATCTATTTTAAAGTTCCAATAATCACCATCCCAATAACGAGGAAAACCCATAACAGTCTCAACGTGTTCAGCACCTTCACGTTTAAGTCTTGCACGTTCTTTATCATTAGGTGTACGTTCAATACGACCATAATTAAGATAAGTATAATGCGCACCGGTTATACGTAAAGGTTGAAGTAAACTTTCACGTTCCTCATCAGTAGTATTAGCATCAAAGAACTTAGGAATATCTTTATAATAAAGTTTAGCTTTAATAAAAACACCTTTCTTACGCCTAGATGTTTCTCTTTGCCAAAATGATTCATAAGCCGGAGTACTAGGGTCATAATCACAATACGTACCATATTCATCAAAAGTATCAGCAGCTTTAGAAAGTCTTTCTATATTAATAACAATGAAATCAATATTCATAAGAATACCACCAGAGTTACCAATAAGAAAATCATTATCCGGGTCATATAAAGGTTTATTAGTAATATAACTAATACCCTCAGACGCTTTCGGATATTTACTTTTATCTTCACAGAGATAATCTATAAAAGGAATATCTCCACGTTTATAGCCCCATTTATTCTCAGGAGCAGCATTGATGCCATCACAACTATTTTTCCAATAAGCATGAATAAACATAAAGTTATCAATAGCATCTTGTGAAAACTTATATTTACTATTCATAGCTTAATCAATCATATCTATTCCACCACCAACACCATTATCTATATTGTTATGCACATCCATTGAAGCAGCAAGCTCTTTACCACCACGAACGATAGTTTTCTTGAGTTTAGACTTAACGTAATTATCTTCCGCTTCTTTAAGTTCAGCAATAAGTTTAGGTAAGTCTTTACCCATCTTCGTAATCTCACGCATATAACCGAGCATACCACCGATCTCTTCTTTAGTAAAAGAATCTTTCTTTAGGTCATTACGAAGATTCTTATTCATAACAGCCATAAGATCTTTACCAGCTTGAAGAGCATTAACAGTTTCAAAGAACATTTGTCCAACATAATTGATATTATGCTCAACAAGCCAATTGATAGCTTCAATCATATCTTTAGTTGGTCTAAAGTCTGAATTAAGTTGAGCAACTTCAATAGCATAATCAAAAGCCTTTTGATCTTTTAAACCATTACGATGAATATAACCGTCTTCATCAGCATAACAATCAATAAACTTAAATATCTTATACATAAGTTCTCTATCATTATGCCAATCATTATAAATAGTAGCAAGAATAGGAACTTTAAGAATTTGCTCTACATTCAGAATAAGTTTAGAGCCTTCAACTAACCATACGTGTAGTGCCATAACTAATAGTTTTATCTGTTTTATTACGAGCAATAAAAAAGCCCGTACCAACTTAATGATACGGGCAAATATAAAAATAAAAACCGAGCAAACAAATGATGCAATAAGATTTATGAAACTATTTGTATAGTAACTTTAAAACCTTTTCCGGGAGTATTAAAAATAATTTCAACACTTCCATTAGCATTACCGACAGCAGTTGCAATATTAGCATTACAATAAGAAACTTCACTATAATTCATTACAGCTTCAATAACACTTCCGCTATCAGAACGATAATACATATTAGTACCTTCGTTATTCTGAATAGTAGTTCTAAAATCTTCTTCATATGCAGCTAAACATTGAATTTCACAATCAGTAACTAAATCCCAATCAATACCGAAACCATCCATATTATAAATACTAACATTCTCGATATTAGATCCTTGATTAATATGTTCAACAGAAAGTATGCAATTAACAGAAATCAAACTAGAAGTATCTTCATTCTAATAACGTCTAGCTCTATCTATTTCAAAAACATAACCACCAATTTCAACCATATTAATTTTAGGAACACCATTTTGAGAGATATTTAGTGACTTAGTTATCCCCCCCCTCCTGTTATAGAAATTGAAGTTTCTCTAGCATTTCCCGAATTAGCATCGGCAACAAAAGATAAAGTTTTATCTCCATTACCTGTATCCGGAGTAACAGTAACAAAATCTTTTTTTCATATTTATTTGATTTTATATTTTAACTTTCATGATAAACAGCTTTCCAAATAAAATTAAAAAATTCAATTTTTTTATTATTTGTAAGCAAAATAGCAATATTTTGTCTATTGTTTAATGCAGAATTAATATTAATAATTTCAGTATTACTGATAGTAATTCCATCAGCAATATTCAAATCAAATACATTTTTACCTAATTGGCTATAAACATCAACAGTTAATTCTTTTTTAGGAGTATATATTGAATTTCCATTTATACTTTCTAAAAAGACAACAACTTTTTCACCTTTATAATGAGAAGGTATTTCTTCATTAACTTTAATCCGTAAAAATGAAATAGGATTTCCATTAAACCTATCCATTTCTTGAATAGGACTGGGAAATATAAATCTTCCTATTTGAGGGCTAATCATTGATACTTTAATATCTGTACTCATATTAAAATTTCCAATAGCTATTAAAGTTCCATTAGAAGAATATACACCACCTGCAATTTCTATACTTCCAAGATTTAAGGCTTTTTGAGTAATATTTATTGTTTTATTAACCCCCCCTCCAGATACAGTTAAAATAGTAGATCTTTCATTTCCACTATTTTGTTCACAAACAACATCAAAAGAACCATTATTAGTTCCAGAATCATTTGCAACTTCAACAAAATCTTTATTTATATCTTTAGTTTTACTTATTTATCAATAAAAGATTCAAATTGTTTCATAAATAAATTGATTTGAGTAGCATAAGCATTTATAACATATTCAATATCATTCGCATAATCTTCATTAGCTTGAAAGAATAAACAGTGAACATACTCATGCCAAAATGTTTGAGTTCTTATAGAACTAGGAATATCTTTACTTCTATCTCTAAGGATAATATAGATTAAACCAAGAACGTGATCAGAAACTCCATATTGTATTCCTCGAGTAGATCGATAAGAAACCTCAGCCATATTATAAGCTCTATAGATAACTGAACCAACCTTAAAACTCTTAGGATAATCAGTATTATATTCCCAATCAAAAGTAGAATCATCCCACCAATGAGTAAATAAGAAACTCAAATGAGCCATTGCAATATCATCAAGATGAGCTTTTTTGCTATTTGGAAATTCGGCATTTAAATTAAGCTCATAAGCAACAATAATAAAGAATGCTCTAACAAGTTCTCTAAGAGATGCAGTTGAATCTAAAGCATCATTGATTTGTATGATACGTTTATCAAAATCAATTTCAGTAGTTTTGACATCAGCGTGTTTAGCTATATAATCAAAAGAACCAATCTTAAAACTGACAGATGTTACTTTCTCATTTAAATCGGTAGGAAGAAAAGGATTAAGAAAAACTGTTTTCATATTAGAATCAATAAAGTTAGAAATACAACATTAAGACCAATAGAAACACCCCCGATCTTAGCCCACTTAGCAGAACGACGCATATACTTCTTAAGATCTTTAATCATATCTTTATTACTCTTTTCTAGTTCAACAATAGATTGCTTATAAACGTTCGCTTGATTCGTAAGAGTATAAAGAGTATGTTTCAAACCATCAATAAGAGTATCTTGCTTAACAATAATGCTCTTTAAAGATTTACATAAAGCTGCATCATATTCACCTTGTTTAAGAAGAATTGCAATTTTACGATTATCTTCAAGAGTATATGTAATAACAGTATCTTTAGAGACCTTCAATTCTCTGCCGTATATATCGAGCAATGCTATCATCAGAAACAACATAAACATCAGAGAAGTTCTTAATATCTGTTTCATATTTAATTATAGTTTTATTTGTATTAGCTTTGAGACTATCTATAAGACGTTCTTGTTTTATAGCGTAATTCTTCAAAGCAGAAATAACCCTACCAAGAGAATCCAAAGTATGATAAGGAATATCAGTTGTTGGTATTCGTTCTTCTTCATTACATTGAATAATATTAGTAAGACATAGAACCAAAAAAAGGAGTGCTATTAACACTCCCTTAAAATCTATCTTCATAACTCAAACTCTTTAATGTTAGTAAGAGTATAAGTAAAAGAATTACCATATAAATCTTTAGCCTTATTCACAAGTGGCATAAATTTATCTTCAAAATCTCTAACAGATTCAAAGACTTGACAACCGGCAGAATAAAGACCAATAGTGCGAATAATTTTCCACTTAGAAGCACGATGTATATTAATACCAGCCATCTCGTAACTAATACGACCAGACAAATCAAGTTTATTATCTCGATTATTGTCACGATAAAGTGGAAGAAGTTTAACTTGAACAAGCGCAGGATAATCACCTTTGTGCTTTCCAACTTTAAATGCACCTCTGAATTGACCTTCTTTTAGAATAGCACAACCTTTAGAATTTATAGGTTTAATCAAATTCAAATCAGAAGGATCAGTAGTTATTGAAAACCAATCATAAGTCCATTTACCATTCATCTTAGGATTAGCATTATTAGCTTTGTAGAATACAAGAAGAAGATCATTAAATGTACCTGTATCAACAGTATTACATCTAATACCCCAAATGTTCAGATTGTAGTTACCTTTATCAAAGATAGCAAAATCATGAACTTTAGCAATCTTACGAAGAACGTCAATATTAGTCTTAGCTATGACATCATCATAAGTAATTAAAGCATTCGTTAATTCACTCATAGTTACTTGATATTATAATTAAACAAATTGGTATTTGCTTTACGTTCTTTATTTAATTGAGCAAGTCTATAATCACAAATGGCTTTAACCTCAGCTTTAAGGTATTTAATATCAACAAAAGTAACAACCTCTTCATGTGGCATATCGTCAGGAATCAAAGGATTCTCAATAGTCCTAATATGACAAAGCATATTACCAAGACATTTAAAGCCCCATTGTTCAATCAGATAATCATACATACTTAATTGAAGAGAATAATGAATACCAGTAGAATCCTGTAAATGATTTATAGGAAACAACATAGTCTCATTAGTAACAATGTACTTATCTAAGTCAATAGTACCATCTGCTTTCTTAGCCCAATATCCACCTTCAAATCGAATAGGTGCTTTATTAGTTTTCCAATCAAGAATAAAGAACTCATCACCTTTAACGAATAGAATATCAACAAGACCTGAAATCAAATACTCTGGATGATAAACACCAATCTCAGCATAGATCTCAAATCCCATAGAAGTCATATCCTTAATAAACTCATAAATTTGAGGATACCTATCAGCAATACCAACAACTCGAAAATAATCGAGATCAAGTCTGCCATAACTATGAGTTCTTATAATATCATCTACTGTATAAATACGACCATCAATAAAACCATTCGCATTTAAATAGTAGTTGTTACATCTTTTTACACATTGTTCTAGGAAATTATGCTTTTCAGTTCCCTTAACACAAGCCTTTTCAGTTTCAATCTTCCATTCAGCAAGAATCTGTTTAACAGTCTTACCTCTATATCGAATATATTTACTATAATTTCTATGAGTAGGAGGAACAGGACGACTACCAATATTAGCACAAGCTTCAGCAATAGCTTTCCAATCCTTTTGTTCTACAAACTTACCAATAATAGTAGTAGTAGATATATACTCTCTATCAAGAGCGTCAGTATATTTATGCTTTTCCTCGTCGAAGAAGATCGGCAAGTCTCTGGGTATAATCTGCGTCATAAGCTGCTTTATCAGTAAGTTTAAGGAATAGCTTCTTTCGTAATCGTTCATAGAACGCTTTGTGACGTTCTTTCATATATTCATGTGGTAAAGAAGTCATCTTATTAAAATCAAAACCACATTCAGCATAAATATCGTAAGTTTCAGGATGAATCCAATGTTTACCAAAGGAAGGTATTTCAATCTCTCTATCCACACGTTGCATTGCAGTAAGAATAGACATCCACTGACTATCTGCAATATCATTTAGAAAACGTTCAAAATCTTCTTTATTACGAATAAACGTAAGAAAGTCTCTACACCAAATCTGTTCGGGAGTATAACGTTCAATAAAATGACGACCTTTTTTGGTCTTATAATACATCTTAGTAGGTTCCTTTCTTTTACGATCTACAACTGCAACCATTCTCTCATAAAGTCTCGTGACTTGAAGAGGAAATAACCTAGCACCTTTAGCCATAACAGAATTGGATTAATAAATCACACCACCAATTTGATTAAGAGAAATAAGATTACATTCCCAAAATTCAACTTTACCATCTTCACCAACAGCAAGCTTAGTACGATCTCTAAGACTTGGGCGATTATCAACAACTCTAAAGTTATCATCACCACCGAGAACATCAATAAGCTTTTTGTCAAGATTTTTAATCTTATGACTTAGAGGTACACCTTTACCACCATAAGACATATCAAGAACAACTTCACGTCCTAGCATATCCAGCAGAACATTGTCAGGAATAGCAATACAATACGTAGCTTTAGGAACTTCTCTATCGACTTTCATAACATCAGTTACTTCAAGCGGAGACATCTTATATTGATTTGCAATAATAACTCGACCTTCGCCAACCTTAATATTACAAAGAGAACCCGGCGCAACACAAGCTGTTTTAAGATTATTCTTATCAGCTTTAATAGCTTCGATTTTAGTTTGAATTGAATCCATAGTTTAAATAATTTACTTTATAAGATAATCAATATTAATAGGTACAATCTCATAACCTTTACAAAGACCTGCGTCAGTATAAAAGGTAATATTATATAACATTAACGTAGCACTAACTACAACAGTGTACATAGTAGTAGGTTTAAAAGGAGGACGGTCTTCAAAAGAGCAAATGACAAAAACGGAAAACCTTTATCCAACACGTTCTCAATGTGAAACAAAGTATAAAATGAGAGTAACAGAATTACCATTAATAATAGTGGGAGTACCAACAATAGCAGCGATGTCTTCAGTTACAGAAGTAGTCAGTACTCCCAACCTCAATATGAGTAAAAATCCACTCACAAAGATATGAATAAATTGGATATTACAAGGGATTACTTGAATATCTTTTTCTAAACCTTATATTTTTCTGTTTCAAAGGCAGTATTCAATAGAAATATCAATAGCATTGACGTCTTCATCCGGATTTACAGCCACGCACGCAGTGCCTTGTTCTTCTAAATGCTTCGAATCAATATGCAAAAGCATTCGCAGTACTACCACATTCATACCTTTGTCTATATACACGCACGCACGTGTGCGCTATGCAGAGCTTTGCGATATATATAAAGATATATATAAAGATTACTAAAAGTAATATCAATGACGGTATTACTACTTCAAATTCGTTCGTCCGTAATATGTATTTTAATTATATTCAAATAAATCTCTTATCACCCTCCAATACTCACCTACTCATATCCCCTCTTATTACCCCCTATAGTCCCCCTCTTTTCTCCCCTTTTCTCTCCCTCTCTTTTCCTCCCTCTTCTCTCCTTTACAAAGCACCCCGAAGCTACTTAAAATAGCTTTAAATATAATAGTATTACCTTTAGTAAGTATATGCCCTTCTAAGTTCCTTTAAGTATCTTTAGTAATACTTAGAGTAACATTAAGTAAACTTAGAGTATATATAGGAGTTCCACTCCGCTCAATGCAAAATGTAACAAAGCTACGAAAAGCATCTGTAATACTTAGAGTAACAATACTATCTTGAATAGCTTTGCAACTACCAACTTTAGGAGCTTTGTGACGATCAGCAGACCCCAGTAGGGAAGAAGGACTGGTGACGCGCGGAACGTCTGCATCATCACCTGTATTATCAGAGTTAATATAAGCATCTTCAATGTATTTTGAATAAGCATGAGTAAGATTCATAAGTTTTGCAGTGGTAGAAGTATCTTTAGTAATACTAGAATAACCATGAGTAATAGCAAGGCGTTGCTCCCTTCCACACCTATTTCCCTACTGGGGATTACAAGGCTCATCAAAGTTATTATAAATACCGGTAGTATTAATACTATTACTACTTAGAGTAACTCTGATATTACTTGTAATATTATCTGTAATATAATCAACGTTATCACATTTCGGTTTACATTTTTGGCAAATTATACACTGAATTTTGATGATGCTTATGCTGATTGTTTTAATGTTACTTTAATTAATCTTAAAGTTAATGCAGATTGTATTGAGTATGCTTTTAGTATTACTCAAATTACTTTGAATATCAGCAAGGCTTCTTATTCAATTCACATTGCAAACTCTAATACTCGGATTTGTACACAGAGTGATTCAAGTGCTTATTCTAATTCTTTTGATATTACAATTACTTAAAATACTTTGAATATAATCGGGGGCTGCCAATTTAATTCATTTTGCAATTTCTATTACATAGGCTCGTCTTTACCAATCTTCTATTATTAATTCTAAAGCATTTTCTAACACTATTACTATTCAATTTTCTATTGGCTTTAATGACACTGTTGTTCGACTTTATACCGACTATGAGAGTTTGTGTGCGGGAACTTATTTTATTGCAATTTATTGCAGACACTCTCTAGATTTTATTATTGGTTATTTTAAGGCTTTTAGTAATGCGATTTTTAATTTTGATTCTTATGGAGTTTCTATTGATTTTAGTGACGATAATTCTAAGACTTCTGTTAGCTCTATTGCATGGTTTATTCTCATGATTCTTTTATTGCAAATTCTAAAACATTTTCTATTGTTATTACAATTATTAATTCTAAAACTTTTAGTGACTCTGTTGCTTGATTTTATACCGATTGTGAGAGTCTATGTATGGGAACCTCCTTATACGACAGCACCCCCTTGTAATGCTTGGGGGAATGCCCCCGTCGATGATTCATGAGGAATGATTTTCCGAATTGGAATTGCAATTTTCTATAGAGATGTTGCAGTTACAATTTCTATTACCTCACGACTATCTCAGCTTGATAGTATGGATTTAATTAAAATAAATATTAATTTTGAACCTCACGATGCTAAGGTGAATCGTATCTATCTTATGAATACAATGATTAATGCTCCTGAAGTTAAGAAGATGAGTGCAATTGTGTTGAATGCAATTACTGTTCTTAAAGACACTGAGGATTATCAAGATCGTTATCTGATTGATTGCAATGATCTAGAAGGTAATACTATTGAACGCTTGTTCATTGGTAAGAAGATCTTTGATAAGATTGATGGTCTTGTTGGTAAGATTATTGATGTAGTCTATAAAGATTGCATAGCTGATGTTACTCAGTATATTGATGATGAAGATATCAATGAAGAGGTGAAGTTTCACACGACTACACACAAGCAAGTGGTTGATGTTGTTAAGACTAATGATATTAACTTGTTGATTGCTTGTGCTAAGCATGGTATTAAGGATATGTATAACGAACTTAAAGAATTAAACAAATGAGAGTATTAAAGACGTTAGTGAAGTGCATCATCATATTGGTGGTGCTCTTCTTATTATCAGCTGCTGAGAGTTTAGCTGATTGGTTTGCATCTAATATTAATGGTGAAGTGTTCATTGGATTTCTATTAGGAGTTGTAATTGCAATTATTATTGCATCTATTATTAAACCTGATAAATTTGATTAAGCTATGAGTGATTATTATGAAGTTAATGGTGAAGATTCTATTGAGATTAATCCTTTTACTGAGGCATTATTAGATGAATTAGAATCTTAATGTGTTAAGAGTAGTGCTATTAGTGCTACTCTTATTTTTTTAAGACCCTACAAACTCCGTCTAATCAACACGACTAAACCCCTTATTGTAATTGGCGGTCGTGGTGATCGTCCTAGAAATTCTAATACTTAAAGTTATGGCAGACGAATTAAAGAATCCAGTGAGACGTTCAGTTATCGGTGAAATTATCTCTATTAAAGAGATTAACAAAGACGACTTTAAAGAAGGTAAATTTCGGCATGATTGTCGGATTGTTCGTGTTGATCCTCTGAATGGTGCTCCACTTGTTGATGTTTACATCACTAATGATCAGTATGATAAATACGGTCTTAATGCGATTGTATTCGCAGGTAATGTTGTGAACTTTAGCATTGATGAGAACATCGCAGGTGAAACCGGTTATATTGACCCTGATACCGAGGAATGGACGTATCACGAAAAGACATTCAACAGCTTTGCAGGTGCTGACAATGTTGGTAGCTTAGGTCTTATCGGTGTATTCGGTAAACTTGGTGTTGGTGCAGATATTGTTTCTGGCTTCATCAAGAACATCGAGACAGCTCGTAAGCAACGTGAAGCTGTTGCTAAACCTAAAGCAGTTGAAGCTGTTGCTACTGAGCAACCCGAAGAAGCTGCGTAAATTCCGTGAGGTAGTGCTGAGTATACTCTCAGTGCTGCCTCTTCTTTTTGTTACTTAATTAATCCGACTAATGATCATGAAATTACACGTTATTTATAAAGGTCAAACTGTTGATATTTCTTATGATTTACTTTACATCAATATTGATGAAGTAAATATAAGATTCTCTAATTCAAATGCAGATAGTTGTAAATTTTTAACACAATATCTTGAAGCTAATCGTCTTGATTACGTTCTTAAAGATAGAGAAGACTATAAGGAAGTTGTCACATTTCCGGATATATTTGCACTTACTCTAAGTATAAAAGATGCATATCGTTCTCCAGTTGTTAAAGATAATCTCTATGATGCTATTATTAAACGCAGTAATGACATCGAGTTAACTCATAATGTTATTAGAGAATTTAAGCGTAATGTTAAGATAATTGATGCTAAGCTTGCTAATATGCAAGATGATTTAAGTAAATCTGAATATGCTCGAAGCATTGATAGTATTACTAAAGAAATACTTGAATTTAAACGCTGTAAACAGCTTGAAGCCTTAGCATTAGCAGAAGAACATCTTGATGTTTCACGTGAAACAATGCCGACAGTTGAGACGCTGGAAGTGGCTTACGAAGTATCGACGTTGTTCAAACTTGAGGACTTTGCGAAGCTTCTATATATTTACAGGTATTTGGAAGATCAATCGAAATTGTCTAAGAAATATCAGAAGGTATATGAGGTATTAGACAAATTAGAGAAGTATATGTACCCGGAATATGTTAAAGAAGTTGATACGTTAGGAAGGAATTTATTGGCAGAATTGCAAGAGAAAGCTGCAAAGTGGACAGAGAATGAACCGAATATTAATGAGTGGATACGGGAGAAATGTAGACAGTTTGGATTTGAGGTTAAGAGTGAGGATGAGAGTGAGAATGAGGAGTAGAAATTGCAATAGAAAATGCATCTTTAAAAGCATTCGCAATATCATCTTCAAAAACGTCTTCTCACGCGCCTCTCCAACTTCTAAGTATTGCAAATTAAAATCAAAGTATTTCATACAGAGAACTGAAAACTGTAAAAAGTTTAGAATTAACTGTATAAAAGATACAATTAAAAGCTTTGAATTTATATGCAGAATATCAGTAGTAATTGCAAATTAAATTCAAAGTATTTCACGCCTACAATCTAAAGCTGCAAAAAGTTTTGAATTAGAATCTAAATTTGCATAAATAGAATCTACGAAGCTATATTAGTAATTGCAAATTAAAATCAAAGTGTTGCAAACCGTGAACCAAAAGCAATAAAAAATTTTGAATTAGCATTAGAATGTATGCAATTAAAATCTACGAAGTGTTAGCACTATTTGCAAATTAAATGCAAAATGCTAAATTCAAAGCAATACAATATGCAAAGAATTTTGAATTAGAATTAGAAAAGATGCACTTGGATGCTTCGAATTTATATGCGAAGTACTAGAAGTAATTGCAGAATGCTCTGAAATGTGAACCTCTAATCATAAAGAATTTAGAGTAAGCATTAGAGTATATGCAGTTGAAAGACTCAAAGCGTTAGCACTAGATTCAGAATTAATTCAAATACTTGCAAGCCTCAACCTTGAATATCAGAATTATTTAAATTAGAATCAGAATGAGTATTCGCAAAACTCTTAATATTTGCAATTGTATCAATGTTATATTCAGTATAATTAATGCAGAATAGAGCAATTTGAATACAATTAAGAGTATTGAATATAGAGTATGCAGTATTCAGTGTGCTATTAAACGCTTTAGAAATATTCGCAGAAATATCCGCAATAAATCCTAAGCATATTCAAAACAATTTGCATTAACATTCCGAATATCAAAATGCTTCGAATTGGTATCAATATGATTTGAAGTAAACTTAGATATTTTTAGATTAATTATTTTAACTTTATAATTAATACTATATCTCATTGAATTTATAGTATTAATTTCATTTAAAACATTAAACGTATGGTAGTATATATTAAAGACCGAATAACAGATGAAATCATAGCAGTAACTTATGATGTATTCGTAGTATATGGAAACGAATTAATATTCAATAAACAGAAAGCAGCAAAAACTATTGCAAATAGTTTAAGTGATTCAATATTATTCTTAGTACATAGAGAAGCAAAGCACTTTATCTCATATTCAGCAGAAATTGATCAATCAATTGTAACATTAAATAAAAATTTAATTGCAGTTGCAATGGACAGTGGAAACAAAGCGTATGAGATAAATCACTTAGAGTATAAAAACCAATTAGAACAATGGAAACATGACATCGAGAACTCTAAGAATAGTTGTAACTGATATTGAAGCAGAATGGTTAGTTCCAGTAACAGCATCAATATCATGGGTAGATTACCAATTAGTTCTTAAATTAACATCGTCACGAACAAGACATGGAGTACAAGAGTTTCTTAGAAGAAACAATATACCTGTAACAGAGTTCGTAGATGAAAAAGAATTAATAGTAGATCCAAGTGAATTACAAGAAGTATCTATAAAAGAATCTAATATAACAACAAAGGAGCTTTTAGAGAGACTAAATGATGATGAGTATTAATCTTAATATTATCAATAATGATTATAAGATTAACTGTAGTATGTACGAGATATAATGTGACAATGGAAATACAGTGTCACAAAGATACCGAATGTGTAGTATCAGATGAAACAATAAAAATAAAAGTAGCATCAGATAAAGTAAGAAATAAAATCAAAGAATTTTGTAAATTCACAAGAATAAGTGTAAAAGAATATCCAATTATTCATAAACTTGTAATATCAAGAGAATCAAAGAAGATATTCGTAAAGACTTTTAACAATCAGTAGAGCTTTCCAATCCCCAATAGGGAACAAGGACTGGAAGGAGCAGCATTCAGCATCCCTATAGTAATAACTTTAGAAATGGAAGATTATTTTATAACAGAAGAAATAGTAGGAACATTAGTATTTATATTTTTAGCAATTGTACCTCCATTAATATTGGAGTATCGAGAGAAACATCGTAAGTAGTATTAATATTAATATTTAATAATTATGGCATTTATAGGATTTTTAGCTGTAGTATTAATATTATTTCTATTATTCCGTTTGTATATATACAATCTCGAATCAGAAGAACGTAAAAAGAAATATGAGAAGAAGCCTATAAAAATTAATGAGGAATCTCATGTTCAATTTCATTATTTTGATGAAGAGGATAATTGTATAGAAGATTATGAAGAATATACGAATCGTATGCAAGAAATATGGGGATATGATCCGTATAATGTTGAATCAACAGAAAGTTATTGTGAAAGAGCAATACATATAGAATAATATTAAATTGCATTACCATTATGAAAAAGAAACTTCTCACAACCAAAGAAATTAAAAGATATATTAAGACACATGATACGATAAAAGAAGTATTGTATTGTTTAGTGTTTTTCTTAGTACCATTTGTATTTTACTTAGCAGCACATTTCAAATACTTGTTTGACTATGTGGATGATGAGGAACTTCAAGTGTACTTAGAAGCTGAAAAGAGATATTCAGCAGCAACAAGAATATGATTATTAGCAATAATAGCAATACTCTTAGTAATACTGATAGTAAAGATTTGACCGCCATATATTGAGAATGAGCCTTTGTTTAATGGAGATGACCTCTCGGTTGTCTCCATATAATTAAGGTCACAGAGAGCAAATGCAAACGTTTTAAATGGCATTTTCAAGTCTGACTTCCAGTATGGCAGAATCGGTTATAAATAAAAGTAAACGCAAAATTTTATGTTCGTAATAGTAGCATCAAGTACAAAATCAGATATTGAATCAAAGGAATGTGTATGCTTAGCAAAAGTAGACAAAATAGAAACATACTTTGATAAAACAAGAGTTACATTCGCATCATTAGACGTAAAGAATGATGCAGAGTATGAATTAGAAGGAGCAGATATAAACTATGAATTTGTAACTTCATTAACATTAGAGTTTAAACAAACACAAGTAATCGCAATAATGCCTTAAAAGATGTATATACAAATAAAATCAAAATCATGTACAACATCAGTAATTGGTGTTGTATCTGTGAAAGAAAAAGATCTCAATGAGGTAGAAATAAAATTCAAAGATAAAGAAGCATTAAAGTTAGCAAGACTAAACCTATCTAACGTAAGTTTAACTGTATCCGAACGTGCGTTTAGAAGAATGAGAATAAAAGGATACAAACAGTTATTAATTAAATAAATTGTAATTATGGAAGTACAAGTATCACAAGTGAACAAAGCAACCATTAAGGATGTTATTAGTATTCGTAGTAATGATGCTAATAGCGCAGTAGTTGTATTTAAAGATGCAGCAGCATTTAATACAGCTAAAAAGATATTATCATCAACTAAGATGAAATTTACGCCATTACACGTGACACCAATGTTATACCTGCCACAAGGTACAGCATTGCTTGTAACAGTATGAGTATATGGAATATTCTAAAGAGTTTCTATCTCAATTCAAAGTAGATGCAACAAACTATACGTATGTGCCAGTTGATAATCAACCACACGTAGTACCACTTATAAGAAAAGGTACAACAAAAAAGTTTGAAGCATTGGTATATGCAAAAGAATCATCTTTACGAGCATTCCAATGTGTAGCAATACAATGTGATTTAAAGTTATTACAAGACTGTCAAGGGTGTCGATGTTTGCCGGGTGGACGTAAAGATGGAAAAACAGTAGTATTTAAAATAGAATACATTTATCAAGTGCATGAACAGTGAGATATTTAAACCTAGCTTGCTTCCAGATAAGGACAAGACTGAGTTTGTAAAGCAAGTACAACAAGAGTACAAGCACATAGGTTCAATAAAATATAGACCGGGTTCAACATTATGGCAATTTAACACAGAAACGGGAGAATTAAAACCCGCAAAAGTAACAGTTAAAGAGCAATTATTATGGACATCTAAAGGTGATTGTACTAAAAAGACACGTAGCGTCATTTACGAGGACAAATGCGTTTACATGTAGGCGTTAAATAGAAAGAACGCTGAAAAGAAGATCCTCAGATTTATTAACAATGTAATTAGAAAAAGACAAGAGAATCAATGATTGTACATTTTATTATTTTATGGTTTACAATAGCATTACTAATTGTATTAGTTATGTTTTTAGTGAATTCAATAGGTTATATGTATTATCATCGAATGAAAATGGTTTGGTACGTTCAAATGATGATAGCATTAGTGTTATCATTATTCATTTTAGGTGGAATAGTATTAATTGCATCGCACTTGAATCATTTTGTTCAGTTGTAGGTCTATTGCAAGACGTATCTGTAATTGCATTATCACCGAGATAAGTGTTTGATTATTAGGTTAAGTCAAAATTAATGCTTATCTTTGTAGGCTTTATGATGTTTGAGTTTCAAACATAGTTATTAATCTATTTATTAATCTTTCTTATTATATGGCAAAAAAGAAAAATCTAAAGACATTTGTTATTCAACAAAGTGATATTGATAAGGCTATTAATTATCACTTAAATAAAGGCAGTAAAGATCATAGACATCTTGCTGATTGTTTAGAGCGTGAAATGTTTTACAGTTATTGCTGGGAAACTATTCATCATTCTGTTCGTCCGTGGGATGGCTTTCGGAAGATATTGAATACTGTTGTTGATAGTTTGTTTTGTGATATGCCTTCGATTACAATTAAAACAATTGCAATTGACGGTACTATTACGTTCCGAACTGCTCAATGTAATAATATGAAATAATGAGTGGTAAATGCTGTAATTGCGAATCTAGACAGCGTAGGGGTAATGACCCTCGTTGTCTAGTTTGTATTTATTTCAATCCTGCAATATTTAATAAAGGTTTTACTAATGTTAAATCACAGCATTTTATTACTAAAGTTGAGAAAGCAATTGAAGATGCTAAAGTCTTCCGAGATAAAGCTAAGATTGCTGATTTACGACTTAAAGTTAAAGATGTTGATGAAGTTCTTAATTCAAATGATAATTCTCGTATATTTCAAGAGATATTTGATGATAAGAAAGAGTATTGGCAAAAACTTGGACTTAATGTTGCAGATATATGTGGATTTGAAGATGCGCATAAAGAAGTTTCTGAAGTTCATGAAAGTAATAAAGGTAATTTCTATTTTATATTTCCATGTTCTACAAGACTTAGAAATAAATATGTTCGCATTTATGGAACTGATATTTCGACGAGAGCTGCTATTGAAAAGATGTACCCTGATACTGATTATATTCAATATGATTCTGTAGAATGGAATACTCCTAATAAATATACTCGTTGTAAACCTTGTAATTGTTATACAGAATGGATATAGAAAAAGCTTTTGAAAGTATTCAAAATAATCTCATTGTTACTAGAGAACGTGATCATTGTATTACTCAAGTTTGTCCTTGTTGTGGTAAGTATAAGTTTAGTGCCGATCCTAGCAATGTTACGGGTAATTGCCTAGATTGTGGATATACTGTTATGAATAAAAGAGGTACTATTGAGAGATTCAAAGGACAAGGTGTATTTGCACTATCTCTTGGTGCTAAAGGTGGTATCTTTTCAATTATTGAAGGCGAATGGGAAGCCGCAATTGAAACACTACCTAAAGTTGTTGCAGATACTTTTGATTGTACGATTAATGAACTTGATTATTGTATTCTTCATTCTGTTAAAGATGGTAAAGTAGTTACTATTGATTTTAAAGGTATGCTCTAAGTTCCGCCCCGTTCCAGTCCTATCTCCCTACTGGGGTCTGGAAATGCTACGTGGAATGATGCTAATACTAAAGTATATATTATGACTGAAATAGACTTTGTTGTTGGTGATAGAGTTGTTACCTCTAGGGGAATCTATGGTACTATTGTATCTATTGATGAGAGTGCTGATACCTCTCAAGTTAATATTGGTAGCAAAACTATCACTTTGTATAATAATCAGTTATGGTCGGTTAAGAATCGAATTTCTGTTGTTTGTTATTATACAGATGGTTATGAAAATTATAATAGACTTGTTACACTTCCTAAACAGTTTAAACTATATGACTTTACTAAGCCATTAGATAATGAATTGTTGGATTATTGTAAAAAGGTTATTACTAAAAGTGTTAAAGGTATTTTTACGATTACGAAAATTGAAGTTTAAATATGAAAGCAAATCTTACTTATTCT